GTCTAATGGAGGTTGAACATCCCATTGAGACCATTCTGTACAGAACTGTTTAATGTAATGGTCATTTAAAACACTTCTACCATAAGACCTTACAAAACAGGTCATGGCAAATGAATATCTCTGTTTAGTGAGGGTAGGCATTATTCAAACCCCAATATATAAACAATCCAATGGAACCAAAAAGTAAAAATGAAGAAATAAAAAGATTATTCATCGTCTTCGTCCTCATAAGTTGAAGGTTCTTCAAATAATTCGTCTATCTTTTGTTGTAAAACTCTTCTTTGAAGTTCTTGTAAATCTTCGTCTGTGAATCTTACCACGAGTAATGAGTCTCCTGATTTAACGTTATTCATTTCTGGATGCTTCACCTTTGGACTTTTTGAATATCCGTGATGAGCATTCATTATCATCCAACCTTGTATAAACATTGATACACCAATGCCCACAAGAATAAACCAAGGAACCAAAAAGATTAGTTCAAAGTGATTTTGAGCCATGGTAATAGAGGTGGAATCACCCCAACGAGTCTTAAAAGTCCTTCAGCAAATAAAGCAAGAACCACCCAACCGACGCACATACTAATGATAGAAGCATTACGGTTGTGTCGTCGTATTGCAGCATCAATCATCTCCTGAACTTCAGAACGAGTTGCATAATCATCGTCAAAAGGTTCCATCATTTATCATCACCAAGAAACTTTGCCAGAGGATCTCTTCTGGTTTTAACAATTTCTACTGCTCTTCTGTAAAACATATTATTTGTATTACCAGAAGATTCAAAAGTTGCCTTGATCTTCACCCAATTATCATAGGTGTGCTGATCCATAGAGGTTTAGGTTGAATATTATTAGTTATAATAGTCAGCATTTTTACCTTGTCAACTATGTGTTGATATAACAACATAGACTAATCAAATGTAACATTAATTACATTTTATCGAATTTCAAAGTCTAATTTTTTAACTTTTCTTTGACGACGTGCTTCTTGCCAAGCAATATCTTCATTCGTCAAAATATTATTTTTTACTTTAGTATTGTATGAATTTAACATAACCACTTGAGAAAGATCAGTTGCAGAAATCTTATCTCCACGAATTGTTGCCATATTTGGACAACCACAAGTTACTGTTTTACTGTGATGACCTTCTATCTCTTTACCACAAGAACGACATCTAATTTTTATATTTTCCATATTCCAATCCTATAAATTAATTTCAAAATATTTTACTTATTTATATTGATTTTAAAAAATAAAAAAACCTCCCCGAAAGGAGGTTTAAAGGTATCAGGATTCTATCAGAACCTAAATGTCGTCTGAATCACACCACCATAGTTAGAAGAAGCATTCTTCAGACCTTGGTTGTTAGAAACATAGAACACAGAAGGGGTGATAGTAATATTATCACTTACCCTGTAACGATAGAAGGTTTCCCACATAATAGCATCTTTATTTGATGCCAGAGAAGCAGCATTGCCAGGAGCACCGATGGCAAAACCAGCAGCATTACCCTTGACAAACACATCACTCCACTGAACACCTGCCATCCAAGTTTCAGAATTGGTAGCACCTTTAGGAGTTGCTTTACCCTTAGCATCAAGACTTACGTTGTTCCATCCATAAGCAAGAGATACAGAGGGAATAATACCTGATTTCTTAGGTTGCCAGTAAGCATTAATGGCATAACCATTTGAGGTTTGGCCAGGAGCAAGAGCACCAGAACCACCATTAATGGCATTGAAGGTGCGAACACGAGTGCCTTCGGTGCCATTACGGTAACCGAAAGCAATACCGTACTGAGGGGCACGATAACCAATCTGAGCAAGAGTATTCAGAGCACCGGCAGCATCAAACTGACCCTTGGAAGAATCAGAACCATTCTGAGCAACATAGTTCAGACTAGCAACGATACCACCTTTCTTTCCAGGTTGAGCATACTGAATACCAAAACCAGAACCAGTTGCCTTGTTGTAGACACCAGGAGCACCAGCAACAGCAAAGAAGTCAAGAATGTCAGACTTGTATGCGGTAGGAATCCATGCCATTTCAGTGTTACGAACAATGGCACCAGCAGTCAGAGTCACACCTTTAGCAAGTGCAGGGAAACTGTAATACAGACGATCAAGTGTCACAGTATTAGCAAGACTTTCTGCCTTATCCAGTTTGAACAGGGAAGAACTTGATCCAAAAGGTTGACTGGAGAAGTTGCCAGAACGCAAACGAGTCTTCAGCAGATCCTTACCAGTGAAGGAAGTATCAAAATTCAGACGAAGGTCATAGTTGAAAGCAGTATTACCAACGTTAGTTCCGTTAGCAAGACGAGCACCATCTACACCACCCAGAACGAAGGTTGCTTCACCTTTCAGTTTGGTAGTAGTAGAGAATTGTTGTGCTTGAAGAGTGCCAACTTGTGTTTCCAGTTTGGCAACACGACCACGAATGACACCGAGTTCTTGATTAAATTCTGTCAGCAGACGTTGAATTTCATCAGTAACTTCAGTCACACGATCCAGACAAGCATTCAGAAGTGCTGCTGCTTCAAAACGGGTCATAGACTTTTGACCACTATAAGTCCCGTTAGGATAACCAGCAACACAACCATAACGATCAACAAGATTGTTGAGTGCCTGATAAGCCCAATCCGTAGGTTGAACATCAGACAATTGAGTGATACTTGAGACCTGTTCTGAAGAAGCATACTGGTTGACTGCTGCCATATTCAGGTCTGCGGCATTCGCAGCAACAGGAGCAACCATTCCCAGAGCAACAGGTGCAAGAATCAGTTGATTAAATTTCATAAAAAAATTTTAGTAATAAACGACAAATGAGGTTTTGTAGATAAAACCTCATTATTTAGAAAGTCTTAAGCAAATCTTAAGACGATTCATTTTAGATAATATTTCAATTTTTGTCAATTATGATTCCACTTCTGCATCAATTGTCTCAGTCTCTTTCTCGGTTTCAGTTTTCGTTTCTGGTAAAGTAACTCCAATTTGGTCGAGATATTCAACTGCACCTTGAACTTTTAAGAAAAGTTCTTTTTTGGAAGTAATTTGAGCTTGAAGGGAATCAATCTCTTGTGCAAGAGTTTGTCGTTGTTGCAAAAGATTTGAAAGATGTTGTTGTTGTTCAGTCATATACAAAAAAATAACTAACTTGGTTTATTTATTGGTAGGAGGGAAAGAGAATAAAATTCTTTCCCTTTATTCTATTTTATTAAACTTCTACCGTAATCAGTCGGTTAGCATAATCATGAGCATACGAAGTGCGAGCACCATGAATGCCCCAACCAATCCAACTATACGCATAGTCCATGTAACGATTGATAGATTTACCAGGAGTTTTCATTCGATCCTCAATACGTTTCCATTGAACTTCATTTGTTAGATAACGAAGTTGCGTGTGAAGTGATGAGGGATTGCCCTCATACTTCTTTGCAAAATCACCCAACCCATAATAACGATCGGCAGATGTCCATTGGATCAGACCATAACCACGACCGCAGTGATGGTACTGAATCCTACTACCACCTTCACAAATATTAGGCACGAACATAGATTCTTGCTTAATATTGCCCAAAATAGTAGCAAGGGCGTTTCTGTCTTTTATACCATAATCCTGGAGAAATGCCAGGGTGGCATTTTCATTCTCATTACACCCTTTACAAATTAACCTTGTCTCTTTTGGTTTTTCTGGAGCAACCTCTCGGATTGCTGTCTTCTTTCCATCTACAAAATCAGAATCATTGATAACTGAAGAAGGTACTTTCTCCAATGGTGGAGGGGGACCGTGCATTTTGTAGTTGACGAATGGCAGTGATGCCGTGCTGGTTGTAACCATTGCCAAAAGAGGCAGGGTTACTGTAAAGATAGATTGCATTAATTTTAATTGAACTCTACATCCGTATAGAGAAAGGGGTAAACCTTCTTTTCAGAAGGCAATCTCCACGGCTCTAATTTCACAAATCAAATTCTCATAATATAAAAAACCTACTCATAATAGGAATCCAATTTTGGATTTTTTCATAATATCAGATTATTTAGAATCTGTCAAAAATCTAAAAAATATCCACTAATATATTCCAAAGATAATACCTCTAAATTTTCTTTTTGAATCACCCAATCTCTAATTTCCTCATAAACACTTTCAGCATCTTTAATACGACCTTCATCACATAATTGATGCATACGATTAATATGATCTTCAATTAAAGTATTACAAATTTTTTTGATTTTTAGGTTACTCATTAAAATAATCCTTTCGGTAATATCTTCCTAGGACATTCGAATTATAATACGCAGGAACCCCAGTGTCAAGAGATTCAATCAAAACATTATTTAAAAATAACTGTCTAGTTTCTTCATAATTTGTTTTTCCTACTGTATTATGAAGAGATAGAATGGTTCTCTTAAACCTATCTTTTCCATATATTTTTATATCATCTTTAAGTTCAGGACAAGAACCATAATACTTTTTCCAATCACTTTCTTGCTTTACCTTTCGTTTTTTTCCCTTAGGTGTTCTAAAAGACCAGAAATATTTTCTACCTATGTATTTTCTATTGGTATCTAAACACTCTATTAAATAAACAAATCCAAAGTAATCTTTTATATCTTCCGTATCAAAGATTTCCCCAAGATATCTCCAAGGGTTCTCATAACTCATTCGGGTTCCTAATAATATTCAAGTTATTTATAGGTATAACTTATCTTCAACCCTAACAGAGTGATTATAGTCATAAAAAAAGCACCTGTCAAGAGGATGTAAAATTATCTAACTTTAATCTTTGGTCCCTTAGGAGCATTTGCTGCTAAGTAGATACTTGCTGCTCTTTTCTGGTTTTTCTTATTACCAGAAGAAGCAAGTTCATCTGATTTCTTCATCATACGACCATATGGAAGTGGTTGTTCTCCACTCTTTTCATTGATAATTTGATTGAACCAACTTTCACTCATATTACTGATGATTACATTTGCGTTTTCAACTGTTGACGTAAAATTGTTTTCAAGAAGGTATGATGCTACGAGTTCATATGCTTCATATGCCTCTCTATTGAGTTCTTTTTTCTCTTTAGGAGTCAGAGCACCTCTTTGTGCTCCTCTTGCTGCCTGCTTTGCTTTTACGGCAGGGTCATCAGACTTGTGAGCATATCCGTGAAGACCAGGATTTGAAGAAGTTGTCTTACGGAAATCACCTCTTTGTGCTCTAGCAAGATTTTGTCTTGCTTTTTGCTTTGCACTATCTCCATAAGTTGGTCTGTTTTCAAGTGCAGTTGCTCTATCAGCAGACTTTCCACCACCTGTTGATTTTGCAATCTTATTACGGATTGCAGTTTCATCATAACCTCTCTTAGCCATTGCAGTTGCTTCATCGAGTTCAAACTCTTCATTATATGGTTTTCCTTTAACCTTTGCTATTGCAACTTCTTTGGGAACACCAGAAGCAATCATTCTTGCAATTCTTACATCCGCAAAGTCATTATCACCATCTTGGTCTTGGTCTACTTTTTTCTTTGCTTCGTAAATTGATGAATAAGCATCTGCAATATCTCTAATTGTTTTAGCAGAAGGCCATTCGTAAGATGATTTTTGCGTCATTGGTTTTATTGCTCCTGTTCCTGGAGTTGGGGGTTTTTTCTGTTGTGCTTGTTGTGCTGCAAGTGCAGTACCTGCTGGTGCTGGTCTATTTATAACAGCAGGAGAGTTTGCTTTTGCTAAATCTGCATTTACACTTTTTAAATCAGGGATTGCAGGAGTTGGCCCAGTTGTAGGAAGATTGGTTTTTTGTGCTGCTTGAAGTGCTTTTTCTGCATTCTGTGTTGTATTAGTATTTTCTCCAGCAGATTTTTGTCTTGCTCTTTCTCCTTGTGCTGCTCTCAATTCAGCAGATGTTGGAGTTCTTCTTTCAAATGAAGTATTTCCTAACTTTCCAATTGCTGGTGTTGGAGGTTTTGGTGTTCCTGATGTTGCAGAATTTTTTGCTGAATTTTGTGCGGCAACACTTGCATAACGGGACTTCTCTGCATTACTAAATGCACCAGCAGTAAACTTACCAGTTGCTTTATCTAATTTCCCTTCAACTCCTTTTTGTTTTGCAAGCACCGTTGAAGATGCTGCTGGTCTTGATGGAGGTGTTGAACCTGAACCTGCTGCTGGTCTTATTACAGGTGCTGAACCTGCTGCTGGTCTTTGTGGAGGAGAACCTGCTGGTCTTGGTGCCTGAGGTTTACCCAAACCAGTTTCTCTATTCAATCTATTCGCAAGTCTTATTGCTTCAGCACCTTTTTCTGGGTCATAAGAAGTTGCTCCAGGTTTTGCAATATATCCTTTATTTGTTCTTACTACTCCAAGCTGTGCCCTTTGGTTTGTCGCATCAATCTTTCTTTGTGCTGCCATTTGCGATCTAACTTTATCAACTGCTGCTTGTCCTCCAAAATTAACAGAAATTTCATCAAGTTGCTCTACATCCTGAGGATAATAAACTTCCCCATACAAGTTTGCTAAAGCATCCAAGTCCTGCTTATTCATTTTTAGCAACAAAAAGTACTTTTATATACTTATTTATTATTTAATAAATTGTTTCCAGTACTCATAAGAAGTCATTTCTTCGTTCTTAGTTGCTTGATAAGAACGAACTCTTGATTCACCTTTTTTATCTGGTGCAACCATATGAGTTTTGATTTTCTTTGATGTTGGTGCTTCTTTCTTTTCTTTTTCAAATGCCTTATGAACTTTGGCAGCATCATCATACATATGAATACTCTTAGCACCACTTTGCTTTGCTACTGCATTCGCAACATCCACTTTCTTTTTGCCAATATCACCACCCTTCATTCCACCAGTATAGTGAATCTTTGACTTATCTACATCAATACCGTGTCTCTTAAGATGTCCTTGAAACTCACTTGGTTTATCAAACTTAGAACGAGCAG